GTCTGTAATATTAATAATATTGTCTACTTTGCGATATTCTTTTCCTAATCCTGTATCTGAAGCACCTTTTACATAAACTTTAATGGTTGATGTGTCTATAAATGAATTATCAATTAAAAATCTTTGATCTAACGATCCATTTACTGTGTATGACTTTGTTAAGTATGTTCCTTGATATACAACTATATTACTAAATGATCCTGTGCTTGATATTACATTGCCATTTGCATCAGTTGCTTGTGTTGTATTTAAAGCTAAAGGATAGCCGTTTTGTAAATCTCTGTGCCAAACTTTCCATCCATTAACATCTGTCATACTTTTAATCCAAACCATAGCTGGTTTTACTCCTAGACCATGTGGAATTGAACCACCTGTTGAGCCATTTCCATTGTATTTAACAAAACTCATTCCAGCATTAACATTAAAAGTGTAAGATGTTGGAGTAATATTTGCAGAACCCTGAGTAATTCCTGATGTTGTTCCACCTTTAAAATTCCAAGAACACATACTAGCACTACTAGCATTTGTAGTTCCAGCACTTCCTAAAGTAAATCCATCAGTTCCAAATGCAGTTAATCCAGTTGCAGATGTACCTTCTGCATCTGTGCTTTCAGTTCTTAAATATTTAGTTACACCTCTTAAGCTGTCATAAACATGGTTATCGTTTGCACCACTTCTACTTTTCAACCATACTACATCAGGTTGGAATCCTACTCCTG